TGACACGGAAAATCAAAACTACTAAGTTTGCGGAGGTTGGGCCTAACCCCGCCGATTTCTTCAAGTGCAAGGAATGTGTGCATGCATGCTTCCATGTATTTCAGGCCAAAGACCCTCAGAGGTACACTCGAAACCTCGACGAGATTCGCAGAAATGGTTCTGCGAAATCCCTCGCCTTTCTTAACGCGCTAGAGATGAATCATTCTAATCTGGCTTGCGGTAGGAATGCGCTTGATTGCTCGTTTAAAACCGATGTGATCCTATCGGATTGCGCGCTTTGGGGGGTTGACCCTAAGCAGGTGGCGAAGATGATGGTGCAGCGTAATGCACACACCTTTTATGCCACCAATCTCATCCACCTCGCCATGCACGATGACAAGTTCGTCGATAAAGAATATGGTGTGACCGGAAAGCCTGAGGGTGATCAGGTGTTGGTCTTTCTGGGGGATGGTCAGGCTTATCAGCATGACAAACGATATTCTGCCGAGTGGTGTCGCGGCGGTAATATCAACTATGCTCAGCGTTCTCTTTTCTGGACTGCTGAACAGCAAGGACCGATCTGCACGGTCACCTTCACCCTCACCCGGGTGCAGTATTCTCTTGTCAGGCCTATTGCTGTCAAGGGACGGAAGGACTTCTCTTCGATCTCCGGTTTGTTGATCGATGAGATGTTCGGGGTTTCTCGCATTTACGTTCCCACAGACGTTATGCATTCTGTCATCGCAAAGTCTGCGGTGGCTAAGACCTTTACTGAGAACCTGGCCTTCACTCGTAACAAACGAAGCACTCTCACCATTAATGGTTTGATTGTGTCGGTTGCTGACAAGTTGGTGGCTGATTATCTCTCTGTTATCACCCTCGCGGGTTGGTGGCAAGAGAGAACCAAGAACGCGCTTTTGGAGCAGATTCTTGGTGATCTTGATACTCAGTTGAGTCGCGGTAAAGAATTGTACGCCTCTAGATTTCCTCGCTTGTTGAATGCTTGGAATCGGGTTAGAGATGTCTTCTTCCGCGATGGTGAGGTCACTGGGGCCCAAATCCGAGCCTTCAAGAGCCGTGTGCAGAACAATGTTATCTGCATTAGACACGGCGAATTCGTCGAGAGCGCGGAGAAATGCCTCGATGTTGTTCTTGAGGACAGGATCGTTTCCAATAGCGATCGTCTTGTTACTTCCTTGGGGCTTCCACTCCGCACCGATTTTGTTCGAGGCAGGGTTGAAAGGAAGGGACAAGAATGGGTGCTTAGGTACCCGCCGGCGAAAGGAACTGCAGAGCGCTCATCAAGCGAGCGGCGATCCTACGCTGAATCATTTGGTCATGTACTCAGTGCGCTGAGAGTGGCTCAAATTTGGGGCATTGTTGGGGCCCCGGAAGAGTTGAAAAAGAAGAAGACGATTGGAAGTCACGTCAAAGATTTCCTCTTCTCTACCGTGGGTATCGCTGATTCCGACGAGAATCAACTCTCTGATCGTGCCTATTTGGCTGCTGATCCCTTGAGGCCGGAGACAGTTTTATTATTCGGCGATTTTCCATATGGTACCGCTGAGTTCTTCGAGCAGCGTGGCTATTACACGCAGATCTTCGCAGAACCTAATCGCGATGAGCCCATGGATTATTTTGGGACAGGGAAGTTGAACGATCCTGACTGTGATTCCTGGAAATTGACGGATGATATTGCCGAGAAGAAGATGGCTCAGATGTTTAATCGTTATATCGGAGTCAAGGAAGGACACAACGATCCTGAGACCGTTAACGCGATCTCGGCACGACTTTTGAAGCATCCTACTAAACATACGGATGGAATCTCTCATCATATAGAGCGGTTTCCAAAAGTGGTTTTCAACGTCTCACGAAGGTCAGGGCACAAATATCAGCGCGTCGCCAAGGAAGTGCATCATTGGCTCCAGAGAGAGCGGCCCACTTTTATCTGGATCGATATAGGGGTTGGAGCCGAGAACGAGGAACGTATGGACGAATTCTTCGATGTTCTCGAGTACGCCTTGGATAAGGAAGCTCCGATTGTGGCTCGAATTCCAGCTCCGAGTCACCCTTTCTTGATGCAACTCTGTTCCAAAATCTTGCACAGGAAGGTTTCCTTCTTGAGGAACACTGGTTATGGTGACAATGGGTCCTCAGATAGGTTCCTTTATCTTTCGGGAGAAAAAGACGTCACAAATTCCAGTTTTGAGTCACTTGTATGGTACGTATCTTTCTACTTTGGTTATAGACCGAAAGATATGGTGTGTGCCGATGCTGAAGTGGGTGATGACGAGGATGATGCGACAGATAGCTCATCCACGATCATTGCTGAAGAAGCATCGTTGTTTGGCAAGTTTCTACTCAATGATAGGTTTGAGCAAAAGTGTTTCAATTG